AAGCTTCAATTCAGTCACGTGAGTATGGTGACTATATCTATTACGATGAAAATTTAGAAGATGGAGAGTTTAAGATTGAGACTAAATTTGGCGATATATCAACGGTTAAGTTAGCAACTAATATGTATGTTGGATATGCTTTAGATAAGGCTTACAATCCACAGATACAAGCTCCATTATTATTATATAAAGGATCAAAAAGAGTAAAAACTTTTAAAATAACAGATGGTGTAAATTACGATAATATTAGTGGATATATTGAGTTTGTTCAAGAAACAACAATTGATGGCACAAGGTATTCTATACATTTCTCAAATGAGTTAAGTGTTAAGGATGGATCTACATTGTACAATAATCTTTTCTCACAATATTACGCATCTTATTTCTTTGGGTTAACTAATCCTAAAAATAGACTTACAAATGTTACGACTACTTTTCCTTTGTCGTTACTAACTAAGATAAAGCTTTACGATCGTTTAATTATACGAGATAAAAGATATATTATAAATGATATTAAACAGAATCTAACCACGAGTGAAGTAGAGCTAAATCTATTACACGATTTTAGACAACTTATCAATGCAACGTTACCGAATGCTTTTCAGAGTGGTGGGCAAATGTCTTTTATTATGCCTGCTCCGGATGGTGGTAGCGCGCAAATGAACTTTGAAATAGCTTTAGATACAGAGGATGGTATTGGATACGAAACAGAAAACGATTTATTACTATTAACGGAATATTCTCAAATAGTAAGTGGAGGAAGTCAGTTGGTTACTATTGTTTACCCACCAATTCAAGAAACAACTTATTTAATTGACAGCTCTGGAAATGAGTTAATCACAGACAACGGATTAAACATCATTTCAAATGAAGTAACAGGGAGCTACTTTACATTAACATTTAAGCTATTCTATGAAGATGGAAGCGAATACACACAACCTTATAACGTATACTACGAATGATTTTAAACATTTTACAACTATTAAAAGTTTCTGATTTTTACGGACAATCGGAGCTAATTGACATTGCAAAGGGGCGCAATGAGTTAGACTATTCTATTAAGAAGACGTACAAGAGAGAAAAAAGAAAGTTATTAAGTAAAGCTTATAAGAATGGCAACTAAGAAAGTTATAGAGATTGAGGTTAAGGATAATTTAGATAAGACGTCTAAGGGAATAAACGACTTAAATAAAGAGGTAAAAGATTTAACCAATAGTGCTGATAGGTTAGATAAAGAGTTTGAAGATGTATCTAAAACTTTTGATGAAGTATACGGAGATTTAAAGCCACTTACAGCACGTTTAGGAGAGGCAGAAGATAGGCTTTATGAATTAGCATTAGCAGGAAAACAAAACACTGCTGAATACAAAGAGCTATTAAAAGCAACTGCAAATTTTAGACAAGTTCAGATTCAAACTGACATGGTTGTTGATTCTGCTGCTCAAACAATGTCGCAAAAATTAGGAGGAGCTTTACAAGGTGCTGCGAGTGGTTTCTCATTGGTTCAAGGTGCAATGGGATTAGTTGGTGTTGAAAGTGGCGAAATTGAAAAAGCATTATTAAAAGTTAATAGTGCTATGGCTTTGGCTCAAGGTGTTGAGGGTGTGCGAATGGCAATACCTGTATTTCAAGGTTTAGCCACAACAGTAAAAACACAATTAGTTACAGCATTTACAACATTAAGAGGTGCAATAATAGCTACTGGTATTGGTGCTTTAGTTGTTGCAGTTGGTTTTTTACTTCCTAAAATAATGGAATGGGTTAGTTCATCAAACACTTTAGAAAAACAACAGAACAAATTAAATAAAACATTAGAAGATCAAAACAGAATATTAGACAATAATGCAAGGGAATTGTCGAGAGCGCAAAAAAGACAACTTGATTTAGCTAAGGCTTCAGGCGCAACAGATCAAGAATTATTAAACTTAAGAAGAAAACAACAAAAAGATACTGAAAAAATATATGATAGGGACGTTCAAAATTTAGATGAAGCGATTAAAAAAAGACGTAACCTTTATATCAGTGCTTTTGTAGATGAAGATTTTGAAAGAGCTAAAGCTATAAATAAAGAAATTAAAGATTTAACAGAGCAAAGAGTTGAAAAATTACGTCAAAAAAGATATGAAAGAGAAGATTTAAAAGATGCTCAAGACCAATTATTAGCACAACAAAAACAAGATGCTAAAAACCAATTACAACAAGATAAAAGTTATGTAAAAGAAAAAAAAGAAATTAATAATCAAGCATTAAAAGACCGTCAAGAATTATTAAAATTAGAAGAAGAAGCAAGAGACAAAGCTAATGAGTATAGAATAAAATCAGAAAATGATTTAGCGGAAAGATTAGCGCAAATAACTCAATCAAATTTTGATGCTACTTTATCAAGTAAAGAATTAGAAATAAGAGATATAAATGATAAATATTTTGAGCTTGAAACATTAGCAGTTAATAATGCTGTTGCACTTTCTGAAATTGAAACTGCTAAAAATAGAGAATTAGCTATAATAAACGATAAGTATAGAGCAGAGCAAGAAAAAAAAGATTCTGAGTTAGATAAAATAAATGATGATTTATTAAAACAACAGAAACAAAAAAAAATACAACAGCAACTTGATATACTTCAAATTGCATCAAGTACATTTAGTGCATTAGGTGCGTTAACTGAAGCATTTGCAGGTAAAACAGAGGAAGAACAAAAGAAAGCGTTTGAAGTTAAAAAAGCGTTTGATATAGCACAAGCGGTATTAGATGGATATAAAGCAGTAATGTCAGCTTATGCGCATGGTAACTCTATTGGTGGTCCTATATTAGGGGGTATTGAAGCTGGTGTAGCTGGTGCTTTTGCTATTGCTCAGATTAGAAAAATAGAACAATCTACATTTACACCAAGTACACCAAGCGTTGGAGGTGGTGGAACAGGAGGACAGCAACAACAAGAACGCATACAAGCCCCAATATTTAACGTAACTGGAGAGGCTAACCAAACACAACAAGTAAGTGATAAGCCTGTTAAAGCTTATGTAGTGAGTGGAGAGGTTACAACGCAACAATCTTTAGATAGAAATAGATTACGCAACGCAACGCTTTAAAATAGTTATTAGGTTATGAAGGAAGTGGAATTAAAAATATCTGATGAATCGGTAGATGGAGTTTTCGCAATTTCAAAAATAGACGTTCAATTTAAAGTTATTGACGAATTAAAACGTGAGGTTGTAGGATTGGTTTTAATACCTAACAAACGAATACTTCGCATGATGAATGGAGAGAAATTTAATATTTATTTCTCAGAAGAAACCATTGCACAAACTCAATTACTATGGATGAAAAACAACTACTCGAAAAGTGCCACTTTAGACCATGAAATAAAAACGGATGGAGTTACATTTTTTGAAAGTTGGATAGTTGAAGATGAAAAACAAGATAAATCTAATTTATACAACCTAAACGCTAAAAAAGGTAGTTGGGTAATAAAGGCTAAAATTGAAAACGATGAAGTGTTAGAGGGTATTAAAGATGGTACTTATAATGGATTTTCAATAGAGGGCAAATTTGATGGATTAAACCAATTGTCAAAAGTTAACGAAGAATTGGAACTAATTAAGGATTTTTTAAAAAGTATATAAATGGAAAAAAAAGTAAAAGCTCCTGCAAGTAGAAAAGGAGGAAAACAAGCGTGTCTTTGTGAAGATGGTACATACAAAAAAGAATGTTGTAATGGTAGCACAATAGCGCAAGGAATTTATCAAGTGTCAGAGCTATCAACTGCTGAGATAATTCACACAATTACACCTAAAACTTTTGTAAACGGCAACGAAATTTAAACCAATAGTTAATTAGTTATGAAGACAGAAATTTTACAAGCAATAAACACGCTCAAGACTTACTTAGGAATGGAAGTAAAGTTAGAGCAAATGAAGTTAGTTGATGGTGCAACTTTGGAAGCTGATAAATTCGAGGCAAGTTATTCCGTATCTGTATTAAGCTCAGAAGGGGAAATGGTTCCTTTGCCAGTTGGCGAATACGAATTAGAAAGCGGAATGGTATTAGTAGTTACTGAAGAGGGTGTAATTGCTGAAGTTAAAGAAAAGGAAGCAGAGCAAGAAGTTGAGGTAGAAGTTGAAGCATCAACAGAAACTAAACAAGTAGAAGCACAACCGAAAAAAGTTGTTGAATCTAAAGAGTATCATTTTTCTTCTGAAGAAATTAAAGCTTTAATCGATGAGGTTGAGAATTTGAAAAAAGAAATCATTGATTTGAAGTCTGAGAAGTACGTTGAAGAACAACCAACGGATACAGTTGAATTTTCAAAACAAGAAGAGGCTAAACCAATTTCTTACAATCCTGAAAATACTACT